GGTGACACAGCAGTATTCTCAGGGACAGTACAATTCTCAACATGTGCATTCTCTGGACATTCATTTAAAGATTATGACGGAAAGACAGTAGCAACATTAAGGTCTCGTGGTGTTAGTACACTAACTTCAGGAGGTCCAGTATATGAGGTACCTACAAACGCTGCATGGGCACATCCAAATATGGAGGTGGTGCAGGAAGTCCAGGTATATCCACTACAGGTGTAACATATAATTGTACAGCTTCTACATATAACGCATCACAATCTGACCCATTCGCTTCGTTTGGATTAGATGTTATGAATATAGATGGTACTAACTTCTCTTATAAAGTTTCAATGGGTACAGGAAACGCGGATTATTTACCAAGAGTACTAGGTAGAGCTCCTTTTGATAAAGATAAAAAAGAAGTTCCTATTTTTGTGGAAGAGGTATACCCAAATTGGTTAACACACAGTTATAACCAAGGAAAGATTAAAGGATTAAGATGTGATACATGTTTCGCTCCATCAGTACAAGAAGGTGGTTCTAATTCGATAGGTTACTACTTAGAAGAATTCCAAACACCAGCAACACCATATGTGGTTTCTGAGTTAAGAGGTAATAAAGTATTTGATTTATTTAGAGTTATAACAATACCTGATGGTGACGCAGCTAACACAACAGTTAAGATATCAATAATTAATATAAGTATAGAAAGAAGAGAATTTGATATTCAAGTTCGTGATTTCTATGACACAGATGCAAATCCGATAGTATTAGAAAAATATACTCGTTGTAGTATGAACCCAACACTTAACTCTTATGTAGCTAAGAAAGTAGGTACATCTAATGGTGAGTACGAACTTATGAGTAGATATATTATGTTACAAATAGCTGATTATCATGAGGATGATGATACTAGATGGAACGCAGTACCAGAAGGATTTAAAGCTTATATAGCTAGAGATAAGTGTTGTGATAATCCATGTCCAATTTATAAAACACACTACGACCAACCAGGTGAGTTAGTTATGGACCCACCATTTGCAGCACCAACGTATAGTTCAGGTGATAAGTTTAGAAAAATATATCTTGGATTCTCAGATAACGTGGGAATAGATAGTGACTTCTTACAATATAAAGGTAAACCGATGCCAGCTAATGGTAATCTGTGTACAACTCAGACTCTTAATGATTGGTCTATGCTTTGTAAAGGTTATCACATGGATAGTGGAGCGACAGTAGTTAAATTCACTTCTCCTGCTCCGGCAAGTATAACTGGTACATCTATGTTTGAAGTTGGTAATGCTTCTCTGTCTACAGAACCTACACAACCAGGACACCCATACTATAATTTATTCTCACGTAAATTTACGTTCTTACCTTATGGTGGTTTCGACGGATGGGATATATACAGAAAAACAAGAACTAATGAAGATACATACATGTTATCACAAAGTGGATGGAATTATGGAGCATGTTCTACAGCTCAATATCCAAACGCTTCAGGATGGGGTATATTTAGAACTAGAGGAACAGATGCAGCAAACACTGATTACTACGCTTATTTAGATGCGATTAATACATTCCAAAACCCTGAAGCTGTGAATATAAATGTATTCGCTACACCAGGTATTGACTATATAAATCATAGTAACATAGTTGAAGAAACTATAGAAATGATAGAAGCTGATAGAGCAGATTCACTATATGTTACTACTACACCAGACTATAGTATGAACGCTAAAACATTTAAGATTACTAATATAATACAACCACAAGAAGCGGTAGATAATCTAGACGCTACAGGAATAGACTCTAACTATACAGCAACTTATTATCCATGGGTACAACTTAGAGATAACGATAATAATGTTCAGCTATACCTACCACCAACATACGATGTAATGAGAAATATAGCATTAACTGATAATATCGCCTTCCCATGGTTCGCATCGGCAGGTTATACAAGAGGTATAGTAAACGCGGTTAAAGCTAGAAAGAAATTAACTTTAGACGATAGAGATATATTATATAAAGGTAGAATAAATCCAATCGCAACTTATTCTGATGTTGGTACTATAATTTGGGGTAACAAAACTTTACAAGTTAGAGAGTCAGCTTTAGATAGAATTAATGTGAGAAGACTGTTACTACAGGCTAGAAAATTAATATCGGCAGTAGCTGTTAGATTACTATTCGAACAAAATGATGAACAAGTAAGAAATGAATTCTTAGATTTAGTTAACCCAATTTTAGATTCTATAAGAAGAGAAAGAGGATTAACTGACTTTAGAGTTGTACTTTCAGATGACCCAGCATTGATAGACCAAAATACCTTACAAGGTAAGATATACATCAAACCAACTAGGTCATTAGAATTTATAGACATAGAATTCTTAATCACACCAACAGGTGCTAACTTTGAAGATATATAAAAGAGAGTAGGGTCTTGGGCCCTATTCCTTATTAAATTATATTTATTTGTAAATAAAAAAGAAATTATGAAAGATTTTAAGTACTCAAAAGAGGAAATTGTAGAAAAAACTATTGGAAAATTACAAGAAGGTGAAAAGACCTTCTCTGACCTACCACAAAATATTGTTGTAACAGAATCACAATTCGAAAGATTAATGGAACAATGTTTAGGTGGTTCACCTGCAGGATTCGCTAATTTAGAAGGTATAGGAATACAACCTGAAGAAGGTGGAGAAGGTGAAGAAGTAGTTGATGACACAATTATTTTAAATCTTGAAGAAGAAGACGAGTTAGAAGAAATAGTAAATGAAGCTTATAGTTTAATTAATGAAGCTATAAAAACTGAAAGAATTACACTTTTAGAACAGGGTATGTACAATAGAAATCCTGGTGTTGCAGCTGGAGAAGGGATAGAAAATATAATTAATCATGTTAAAAAAGCATGGAATTATATAAAAGACCCGACTACTAGACAAAAATTAGAAAATAGTATAGTAAAATTATCTAATTTTATGACAAAGACGGCTGAACTTATGGCCGCAGGAAGAGACCAAAGAGCTCCTCGAGCAGATTCAGCAATTTTAAAAGACATGCCTTATCCTGAACATGAAGAAGGTTATGAATTTACAAGTGAAGATGACTTTACAGATGAAGAAGAAATTACAGAAACTATGATAGACGATGATTCTGATGAAGAAATGGAAGAAGGTTATGAAAATATTGACCATTCTGATAGAAGTGATGACAGTGAAGTTGTTGGGGTATACTCTGACATAGATGACCAAAGGATGGATGAATCAGTACAAAAAGAACTTAAATTAATGACTGAAACATGGCAAACAGTAGTTGGAAACACATTGGGAACCGCACTTGGTACGGCATTAGCAAGTAAAGCAAGTGAGAAAGTAGGATTAGGTGAAGATGATGAAGGTGAAATGGATGATGAGTCTATGGTACCTGGTGAATTTGATGTTACTGAACGAGTTTTAGGAACTGGTATTTCAGATGATGAAGGTGAAGGTATGATGTCAGGGTCTCCAGAAGATGAAGCTGGCTTAAAAGATGCAGATGATAGCGGAGAATTTTATGAAACAGAATTAGATGCCGAAATTATAGAAGCAGAATTAGAAGATGAAGAAACTGAAGAAGAAGGAGTAGAAGGAGATGATGATTCAGGAGGAGACGACGGAGCAACAGATAATTCAGGACAAAGAACATAAAAATTAAAATGATTATAGAACAAAATAATTAAAAAAGACCCATAAGGGTCTTTTTTTTTTAGAGAAGCTTTCCGCCGTTATATAGAAACAGGATAAAAATCATTGGAGCTAAGAAGGGAGCTTTTATGAAATGGATGATTACGTACATATTAAAACCAGATTCGACCTCTCTACACATTCTTTCGTATTTAGAGTTGGTTAAGTTTCCATTCTCTACCTGTTCTAATAATCTATTATTATATCTTGTGTTTATATCACACATATCTTGATATAGTTCGCTTTTATTCATTTCAATAAAAACAACCATTAGGATGATTGAGACGATTATGTATCCTATTAAGTATTCCATTTTTTTTATGTATTAAGGGTTAGTTATTATATTATACGTTAGTGTTTAAGAAAATGTTACTTACATTTTGTAAATCTTCCAAACTTTTTCATTTCTTTTTATTATGTACATTCCTTTAGGAAGGTCAAAATAAGAACAGTCATATCTTCTACCTAATAAGTCATGAATAGTTTCCCCTTTAAAATAAGTATTTGGGTCATAGGCAGTAGACTTTTCAGATGTTTCTTCTGTTATGTTTGTAATTCCACCGATACCAACAGTAAGACAAAAAGTATCTCTTGTTATATATAAGGGAGGAGTAATCATCATTCCATTAGAATCATATATACATGTCCAATCTACATAATTCCCACATGTAATTAGACACACCTCGAAGTAAAGTCCAGTTGTAGGCCATGTATAGATGTAGGCACCACAACCAGCTAAAGGACAACTATCAACTAAAGTACCGTTAATAGGGTCTTTAAAAATCCATATTGGGTCACAAGTAGTGTTCATATCCCATGCAGGATTAAGTGAATTAGTTTGATAGGAATCAAATAGAAGGGTATTAGGGGGATAAATACCAGAAGTATCTACCCACCAATCATAATAAGATTGATATGGTGGTGGAGGACCAGTANTCATATTATTATATAAAGCAAAATCATATATATCAAAATAAACTGTGTCATTATCAGATACAAATAACCCAGGCCAATAGTTGTCATGTGTTATTATTCTGTAATGGGTTAGTCCACTTGTATCTCCACCTAAGTTTGTGAAAACAATAGTATTGTATGTAAAATTCATCGTGATAGTACCATTAGGGTTTAAAGTACCTAAAGGGCATTCCCCCCAACTAATCCAATTGGAGGAAGAAGGTATCCATTTTTCTAATGTGTAATGGTATCCCCCACCTCCACCATAAATCGAAGAAACGGTAACTTTACCATCCATCAATCCAACACAGGTGACATAATGAATATTCGATACGGTGGTTGAAACTGGGTCAGGAAAAATTTGTGACTTAACTAAAGTATTAAAGGACAGGATAAAGATAAGTAGGGAGAGTAGTTTTTTCATATGATTTTTGATTTTAGTGTGTTAATACTATAAAGATAATAAAATTTTATTTAACATACAAGTTATATTAGATAGATATTTATTAATAACTTATAGACGATGAGAAATATAATAATTAATAATAAACAATTATTATTTTTAGTAGAAAATATTAAAAATAAAAGAAATTTAAGTGAAATAGCTTCACTTAATAGACTAATACTATTAGATGTAGACGATACTTTATTATCCCCACAAGACATTTATATATACAGACAATTACCTACTGATGATGAAGAAATTACTTTAACTCCTCATGAATACTCTAAAGAAAATGTTACACCAGAAACTAGACAGTATTATGATTATAGAGATTTTGAAGATACAGACACCATAAAGAACTCAATAATCACAGGAAAACCTATAGTAGCTAATTTAGAAATTATGGATGACTTATTGACTAGGGGGTATAAACTAGGGATTTTAACTGCCAGAGGAATGGAAGATACGGTATTTGAGGGGTTAAAGGATTTTTTAATGTATAAAAATAAAGCTGGTGATTTAATAAAGATTGGAGACAGACTGTCCAGAGATTTGGTATTTGCTATAAATGATATTGATAGAGTTAAAAATTTAGCTGGAACTACTGATTTTGAGAAAAAAGCAGAAGTAATTAAAACACTTTTAGATACATTTGACCAAATAATATTTATAGATGACGACATAAAGAATATAAAAGCGATAAAGGAAATGAAGAGACATTTACCTGATGAAGAAAAAAATAAGCTTTATGTTATGTCTGCTAAGGAGAATTAGTGGAAAAAATAGTATTAATACATATTTATAGGTAATAAAAGATTAAAAAAAAATTAGACCATGGCCGATTTATTGATGAAAATGCCTATTCCTTACGAACCAAAAAAGAAGAATAGGTTTATAATGAGATTCCCATCATCACTTGGTATTAACGAGTGGTACGTTTCTACGACTACTAGACCACAAGTTACTGTTAACGCAGTGGAGATACCTTTCCTTAATACTTCTACGTATGTAGGTGGTAGATTCCTCTGGAACACTATAAACGTTACCTTTAGAGACCCAATCGGACCTTCTGCTGCACAAGCTTTAATGGAATGGGTAAGATTACACGCTGAATCAGTAACCGGTAGAATGGGTTACGCGGCTGGGTACAAAAAAGATTGTGACTTAGAAATGTTAGACCCGACTGGGGTTGTGGTAGAAAAATGGATACTACAAGGAACATTCTTAACTGATGTTAACTTTAACGATTTAGATTATAGTAATGATGGTATTGCTGATATTACAGCAACGTTAAGACCAGATAGATGTATATTAGTTTACTAATATATTGTTGACAATTCTCAAACACATAGTATTTTAGTGTTAAACAATGTAATATATGGATAGCACAATGCCAACATACGAACCACAAGTCCCTTATGATGTTGTAGAACTTCCGTCAAGGGGACTTTTCTATGCGAATAATAAAAGTAGCGTTAAGGTTACTTATTTAACCGCATCAGATGAAAATATATTAACAAGTCCTAATATTATTAATTCTGGGAGATTAATAGACACCCTAATAAGAAATAAGATAGTTGAAAGAGATATAAACATTGATGAATTATTAGAATGTGATAAGGAGGCTATTTTAGTGTTTTTAAGAAATACAGCTTATGGCCCAGAATATGATATTAATTTAATAGACCCACAAACAAAGAAAGAATTCCCAGCCATAGTAGACTTATCTGCTTTAGACTTTAAAAAGATAGAAGTAAAACCTGATGAAAATGGCGAATTTTCCTTTAGTTTACCAGTTTCTAATAAAAATGTAAAATTTAAACTCTTAACTGGTAAAGAAGTAGCAGAACTTGCAGACTTAGAATCGGCATATAAAGGATTAGAATTCGCTCCAGTAAAAACTAAATTCTTAGAGCTATCAATTATGGAGATAGACGGTATGAGAGATAAGGAAAAAATATCTACTATAATCCCTTCTATGCCTATTAGAGATTCTCAAGAGTTAAGAAAATTTATAACAAAGACTGAACCAGGTTTAGATTTAGAAATCCCTGTAAAAACACCGTCCGGTAGTGTGGTAACAACCAAGCTACAGTTTGGTACGGCCTTTTTTCGTCCTTTCTTCGGACTATAGGAGAGGTATGCTCGAAGAGATTTACTATCTCGTTAGACACGCCAATTTTTCCCACAGTGACCTACTTAAAATGCCAGTCTTCGAAAGAAGATTTTACGTTGAGAAGCTATTAGATGAGTTTACAAAACGCCAAGCCCAAATAGACCAAGCCAAAAACAAATAGGAAGTATTTATATTATATAAACATATAATTTAAAAATTAATTATGGCAGCCAATCCCAACCCATGGAGACTACAACGTGAAAACGAACCAGATAATGAGTATCTAATATTTTTGGGTCAGGTAAAAGCGGCAAACTCGGGAATATATAATTCTACAGAGGTAGAAAATCTCGATAAGGCTATTACTAACCTAAATAATAAATTAGGGGTTACCCAGGAAAAACTAGCAAAAGCAAGTGAGGAACAAAGCAAATTATGGACATTCCTAGAGAGAAATTTCAAAAAAGGTACTGACGCTATAAAAAACTACAGGGACGCAGCTCATAAGATGAGAAAAGACCCAGCAGGAGCTATGATGGCTTTAGCCCAAGAAGGTTTAGATTACTTACAAAGAGAAGCTGACGTTAGAGAACACATTATAGAAACCATTAATAGTACGGAGGTGGCTACAAAAATGATGACCCGTAACTTAATGGAAGCGGAGTTAGAAACCCTAAAATGGGGAGCTACATCTGAAGACCTAGCAAAAATAATGGGTGCACTCTCTCAAGATATGGGTAGAGCTTTTCAAATATCTCCTGAGGCTATTGTAGCTTTAGACGCGTTAAGAGTAGGTTTAGATTTATCTTCTTCCGACTTAAGTTCTTTAATCAAACAATTTGATATTATGGGTATCGGAGTTGAGGAGGCTACCGGTGAGATTGAAGAAATGTCTAAGGTTGCTAGAGGAATGGGCCTTAATGTAAGTAAATTTATGGGTAGTGTTGCTAGTAATCTAAAAATGGCAAACACATTTAAGTTTAGAGATGGTGTACAAGGATTTACTAGAATGGCCGCTCAAGCACAAAGATTACATTTTGACATGTCCCAAATAAGTAAAATGGCTACAGATTTATTTGACCCTGAGGCAGCAATAGATATGGCTGCCAATTTCCAAATTATGGGTGGTGCTATGGGTGACTTAACTGACCCATTTAGATTAATGTACTTAGCCACAAATGATATAGGTGGGTTACAAGACGCAATAGTAGGTGCTGCAGAAGCTAGTGTGATGTTTAATGAAGAGACAGGTGAGTTCGACATCTCGTCAACCGAATTAAGAAGAATGAAAGCAATGGCAGACCAATTAGGTATGAGTCTGGAAGATTTTGTTACAGCAGCGAAGAAATCTAAATCCCATACCATGGCTCTAAAACAAATGGGTGGCATGGAACTTATTGACCCAAAATCTGGTGAAGATTTAAAAGAGTTTGCTGCCAATATGGCACAAATGAAAGGTGGTAGATTCATGATTGACTTACCAGAAATAGGGGAAGTAGCACTTGAAGACATAGATACAAAAACAGAATTAGAGGCTTTAAGGAAATTACAAACACAAGAAGGACTGTCTACAAGAAAAATATCTCTTAACCAGTTATCTGCACAAGAACGAATTGCGAATGCTACTGAAGCACTGGTAAAAGGTGTTACATTTGAAGCTATGGGTGATGAACAGGCCCCAATTAGAAAATATACCGACCAATTCTTGAGTGCTATAGAAAGTACAATAGGAGGTCCAATAATGAAACAAGTAGCAACACAAATAGCAGAATTAGGTGGTGCTATTGCAGAAGCTGTAGTCACGGGGGAGGAAAAAAACTTAGAACGAATAATTAACAGAACAGCAACCAATTTGGAAAGGCTAGCAACAACTATGGATGAAACACTCATGAAAGATTTACCTTTGTTAGGCACATTTTTTCAAGGTTTAATGCAGGGAACCCCTGGTGAAAACACAGAACACCAAGATTTTATATCTAGACCAGGACAGCGAATGGGTAAATTTTCAGGTAAAGACATAGTAGTTGGATTTAAAGAAGAGAATCTTCAAGCGATGCCTTCAATGACCGAAATGAACAGTGCTGTTAATACATTTAATACCCAAAATCAATACTCAACCACAAGGAGTGGTCCAATAGATATTAATTTGAATATGAATGGTAGAGCGGTATTGGATATGCAAGGAATAACTACAGAGGTTACAGCACAGAAACTACAAGAAGTTATGGGTGAAAATCAATTCCAAATGTGGTTAATGTCACAAGTAGGGGAAAGAATAGCGCAAGGGGGTAATGCCTTCGCAAACTATGGTACCACAACATAACCTTTATATGCTATAGTTTTCTATACAAAACTATTTATGTAAAAAGAAAAAAATATGGCACCTGCACCAAAAGACGCTTCATCTTTATCGTTTATAGCAACCAATCAGTTAAGAGAGACTCTTTTAACTAAAAACTTGCCTAGCCCATATGAAATTTCCGATACCCTACCAGTACAATTTACTGATAATTCATACCGTTTAAGCAAACAAAATGAATATGAAGTAGTAAATCAGCTTTCCGCTGAAGAAATGGCGGAACCTTTTATAGAAAAAAGGTATTTGGATAACCGGTATGGTCCTCCAGGTGGCTATGATGATAGTATAGATATTAATGTTATTAGATTAGAGGTGGATAAAAGAATGGCTTATCCGTATTTCTCTGGTTTTTATTGTAATACTTACACTGTTATGGGCATCTTATTAGGTGTAAATTCAGAAGGACAACTAAACACTACTTTATTACCTGGCATTGAAGATGATAGTCAATTAGCACAATTAGCAGCAGTTGAGTTAAAAAAAGCTTATAATGCAAGAGTAGCTCAAGAACTTTATGAAGAAACAGTTGGAAGACTTAATGTATTAGATGCTTTTCAAGACCCATTTGCAGCAGTTAACATATTATCAGGTAGAGAGAGTTTAATAGAGAAACAATGGAAATTAACAATGCCAAGAACTTTAGTTGGAAAAGGGTTGGATTTTGTAGCTAGATTACAAGGACTCTATCTTCCAGTTTCAATCATACCAGGACAGTTTTTCGGACAAGAAGCAAACCCGCAACAAGGAAGAAATGTTAGACCAGAAGCCCAATCACTAATGGGTAAAATTTGGCAAGACGCTACAGCGTTAGTTGGTAATCTTGTAGGAGTTCAACGAAGACCAGTGGTACCTTTAACTATGAGTGATAGACTTATAGATTATACTGGAAGTGGACAAAAATCAGTTATGTTCCGTAATCTAACATATAACAGATATAAACCTGAGTATAGGAAAGAGGCAACTATGGAAGCTTCTACAGCTATTGGTAGGTTAGTACAGGCAGGTGCTGGAGTAGTAAAGTCAGTTTTAGGAACCCAACCACCACAAGGACAATACTATGTTGGAACTAGAAAGAACGACCCAAAGAATATACCGAGTCCAAACGAGGCTTTACCACAAAATGAATTTGGGGAATTGGTTAATAGTCCGGTATACGGACCTGACGCGTTATCTAAAGAGTTTGAAAATTTTGATGGAAATGAGGCATGGAGAACCCATAATTTTGGTTTGGCTGGAAAAGCACTTGCAGATGGGGGAGGCGTAGCTGGAGGTTGGACATGGTATGGTAAAGATAAAAACCCACCACCTGGACAAACAGTAGGACCAAATGGTGTAACCGCGGGAGAAGATGTTGATAATAATGTAGATTTTAGAAGTTATAAATTACCTGATGACCAGTACAATAGTTCTAGGTCTGGCACAGATAAGTTATTTAGACCAGGTACAGTACTAGATGTAGCACAAAGATTAGTAGAAGCTGTTCCGGAGGTGGGAGGAGCCCGCCTGGGACACGTAGGACACGCCATAGACCAAGTATCTAAAGTTTTTAATGATGGGTATAAGGAATTGACTAAAGGGTCTCAGGTGAGAAAATATGTGGATAGTAATGGGTCGTATAAAGGTGCGGAGTATTGTAGAATATTTACAAAAGATACACCATTTTATACTTACAATAGATTACAAAAGACACAACAAAATATTAGAAAAGAAAGTTATTCAGTTTTAGATAGTCCATATAATTTAAATATTGCTCCTTACAGTGATGAAGACTCCACTAATATCATAAATAATCCACAAGATGGAGGTGTAGCACACGTAAAAAAATATATGTTTTCTTTAGAAAATTTAGCATGGAGAACATCTAATGACCCAGGTTTATCCTATACTGATTTAGCTGTATGTGAAAGAGGACCTAATGGTGGTAGAATAATGTGGTTTCCACCTTATGATATTGCCATTGATGATAATAGCTCAATTAGTTGGTCATCTAATAACTTTTTAGGTAGACCAGAACCAATATATACCTACAACTACACAGAAAGGATTGGGAATCTTAGGTTTAAGGTTGTTGTTGACCACCCAACGGTGCTGAATAGAATAGTAGATAAAGAATTAGGAGGATTAACAACCGAACAAGAAAATGAAGTTCTTAATTCATTCTTTGCTGGGTGTTATGAGTATGATATTTTTGATTTATCTAGAACTTATCCAGATTTCGATAGAACAGAATTAGAGACCATATTAACAATAATAAACCAACAACCACCCATAAAAGAAGAAATGGAGTTTGTAGCCCTCCAAGAAGGGGAACCAGAAACTTTTATAGAGGATGGTGGAAGTTCTATACCTGATTTATCAGCTTATGATAATCTTAGTTTTTATTTTGAAAATGATTACCCAGACCCAAATACTCGTAGAACTACATCTACAGTACCTTATACTACTTTAGCTGAAGGAGGAGGTTCTAAATGGGGTAACTATATTGGGGATGACCAAACAACAGGAACTCTTAAAGTATATTACCAAAAACAACCAGTTGTGGAAAAACAGAAAAAACTACAAACATTTTTTGAAGAAGCAACAGAAAATTATAATGTTAAATTTCCTGAGTTAATGGTTAAATTAGAAGAGATATTGTCTAGTGGTGAATTTACTATAGATATTTCTTTCATTGGAAGTGCTAGTTCACCAAACACTAAAGATTATAACGTAGACTTATCCAAAAGAAGAATAGATTCTGTTAAAAAGATGATTCTAGCCTATCAACTAGGTGGTAAGTTTCCATTCCAGAACTCCTATGATAAAGCAGATTTAAGATTTCCTGAATCACAAGCTTCAGGAGAAGAGATTAATATAAATGGTATTAGTTGTACAGCAGATTTAGATACTCCAGATAACATATACTCTATTAATGCAGCTTATTGTAGAAGGGTACATATAGAAACAATTAAAATTGAACGTAAGATAAAAATAACAAAGGTACCAACAAAAAGACCAACCTATAGGCCTACCATTACAAAAGATAGAGTACCTGGTAACTTACGTAGAAAAATAACTAGACATGTATTAGGGATAGATGAATGTTCTTATTTTAAAATGATAAGGGGTGAAGATGAAATAGCTTTTGCAAGTATGAAAGAAAAATTAAAATATTTTTCACCAGCATTTCATTCTACAACACCAGAAGGACTAAATTCAAGATTAACATTTTTACAACAATGTTTAAGACCAGGTAAAACTATTCCAGTGAAAGGAAGTGATGATAACGTAACTGCAAATCAACAAGCATCTAATACAGCTTTTGGAGCACCACCAGTTTGTGTTCTTAGAATAGGTGATTTTTACCATAGTAAGATTATTATAGATAATGTGTCAATTAGTTATGACCCACTGGTGTGGGATATAAACCCAGAAGGTATCGGGGTACAACCAATGATTGCTAACGTCAGTATGAACTTCAAATATATAGGGGGCCAAGGACTTAAACAACCTGTAGAACAATTACAGAATGCATTATCCTTCAATTATTATGCAAATACAGAAACATTTGATGAGAGAGCTCAGTTTACTGTTTTTGATACAGACCCAGATGAAAAAGCATTCTTACAAGACCTATATGATAGTTTAGGTACTGAAGGTAATGGTTTAGAGGAGCAACAAGAAGCGATAGCGGATGAAGATACTACCCCTAATGATGGACAACCTATAGGTAATAAAACGAATCCATCTTTAACTACAAGTGGTGAAACAGGTGATATAGAATACAACTTAGTGTTTAATGATATGGTTACAAAAGCCGGGGCATATATTAGTACTGTTATAAATGAGATAAAAATGATACAAAGGACTCATGGTTATGGTATGGTTCAGTTGATGTTCGCTCAGAGAGATAATGAAACAGGAACTTATGATTGTATAGATTGTACTTCTGGTACAGCTTCATTGGTGCCTTTTAATGGTAAATTAATAGGTAAAATTATGGGAGAAGAAAGAGGTAATAATTTATTTGATGAGGTTCTTGACACTATAAAGAGTGATGGTACTATAATACAAACTACCTACATCAACAATACAAATCCTAGTAATAGTAAAAAAAGAAAATTAAGACGATTATTAAAAGAACAGGTAGAAGAGATTAGAGATGGTGTTATTGTTGACTTAGATTCTAGTGCATACAAGATTAATGAGGCACAAATAGAGTACACTAAATTAGTGGACAAAATAAATACTGTTAATAATTTATGTGATGGGTATATTAATGATGGTAAACATACATCATATAAGTTATCTGGAACCACACATGTATTTAGTACAAGTAACCAAACTACCACTGATTGTGAACTTGGTTATGATTATAAATTATTAGCTAATCTATTGAATTATTTTACTGATACCTTAAATGGGGTAATAGGGTTATGTTCTGATGACCCACCTACATGTTATGCACCAGTAGAATATCTAAAAGAAGGGAATTACCAAAGCCCAACAAGTTGGGTAACTTCACCAGATTTCTATTGGGCGTCTTCACTTTCTCAGGTTGGTGGGTTATATCTTACTATAGGAAAAAAATTAGTAGACACAGGGATTACACCTAGTGAGTATTTTGGCGATGATGGAGATTGGGCAGTAGATATGGATGATAGTGTGTGGGAAGATATAAAAGATGAAGTAGAGTCCGGTAATGTATGGGATAGTCAGATACAGTTATGGTCTACAGAATACCCTAAACAAGAAAAATATTGGTTTGACCAATTAGAATTATTTGAAAAGAATTTAAAAGATAGATTTGTGACATCAGACAATAAAGTACCAAATGGGTTAACAACACCTGATGAGTCTTCACAATTAGCAAAAATAGCAGAAGACTCTAAACATCAGTTTAAGTATGGGACAACCAGTAGTCCTAATTGTGAAGAATCCATAACTAATATATCTGAGGAAAATCAAACTACAGGNGATAATTTTAACTTTAAATATATACCATAATGGCACAATATTATAATAGATATACACAATTTTCCATCAATGGGCAGGCTCAAACTGTACCATTTGTCACCATTCCTTCTAAAACTACCGATAAGAAGGTTATATATAAGTTAGGGAAAAGTAGAATGGATAAATATAGTGAAGAATATTATAGTTCCCCATATTTTGGTTGGTTGATAATGGCTGCCAACCCCCAATATGGTGGGATGGAGTGGAATATTCCTGACGGCAGAATCTTGATTATTCCTTATCCTCTAGTAGCTTCTTTACAAGATTATAAGCAAGCAGTCGAAAACCACTTCTTCTTCTATGGCAGATGAGATAATTAATGCGGAGAACATTCTTGTTGAGTTTAATGAGAATAATATATTACTATGTGACCCAAATAAGGTAGTCAAGGATGGTAAGCCTGAAGCGCGCCTTGCTAAACATGAGAATCTTATAATATACGCGAATTTAAAAGCTAAGATAGTCCCTAGAAGTAAGATTATTGTGGGTGATGCTGTACAAGCAGAATCATATGTAGATTTATTTGATGGTGAAGTTAGTTTTTTACGTGAACAAAAAGCGGGAGAACCACGACAACACCTAACTAGTGACTGGACCGAACAATTCACCAACCCAGAAGTTAACCAGCAGAAAATAGTTAATACCACAGACCCAAATACTCAAGAACAACAACCGAAAGTACAAATTGATAATAAATTAGATACTGGAGCATTTGGTATAGAGAGCATACAGATTAGTATGAATTCTGCATGGATACCTACTGTTACTATTAATTTTGTGGATGTTAGAGGTAAAACTTTATTTGAACAAGGAGCCAATTCACCCTACGCTGTATTTTTTCATATGCCTTATCCTTTATTCTTACTAACAATTAAAGGTTTTTATGGTAAGGCAGTAACTTATCAATTAATGATGCATAAATTTAATGCTAGCTTTGACCCCTCAACCGGGAATTATAAAGTTGTATGTAATTTTGTTGGTAGGACGTATGCACTTTTATCTGATATCACCGCAGCAGAAATTTTAAATGCTCCTTATATGTACTCTAGAACATATGATTTTTCATCTGAAGATGATGAAGATAAGAAGAGTATGGTTACCACAAGAGGGTATCAAACAATGAAAGAAATATATCAGATATATAAAAGAAAAGATATAATACCGGATGGTCTACCTGAACTTACAGTATCTGAATTAATGCAAAGAATAGATTCTTTAGAAAAAGCTATAGAAGAAGGATTGGAGGATGTAGAAATGGATTCATTAGATGATATTAAGTCTTATGAGGCACATATAGAATCATTAAGAGCAAGGATAATAGGTCCAGCTAGTTGGAAGTATAGAAATATGTCGACTACAGAGCCACCAAACTACTCTAGTCTAGCTACAGGTGCAATATACTACACTTGGAAAGATAAAATAGGTGAAGACCCACAAAAAAGGAAAGATTCATTAGACGAGTTAAAAACCATTATAAGTGAAGGGGTGGCAAGATTAAAAAACAACACAACTTTTGGTGTAGGTAAAAAAGTTACTATTAATGGTAAGAAACAAAGTTTAAAAATAGATGTAGACATAAGTTTTGAAGATATATTTCATGATAAAGACACTGTTGAAGGTGCTCCTGAGGGGGTGGAATATTTTTTATTTAGCACAACCCAAGATAGTTTTGATGAGAAATTAGCTAATATATATGAAGAATTTAATCAAAAAAGACAATCTTTAGAGAAGGATATGTCTAAAAGAATAAATGCTATAATAGAGAGTGATAAAGGGTTAGGATTCTCACCAACCATAAGAAATATTTTTGGAATGCTATGTGCATCTGTCGATACTTTTCTTAGGTTGTTAGATGATGTTCATACTGATGCAATGGCAGTTAGAGATGATAAGAAAAGGTTAGAGGTAGTTAATAGTATGGGGACTACTAGTGTAGAGCCTATTTTGCCTAAAGACAATTTTGTTTATCCGTGGCCTAGTTACTATGTTAGACAAGAAAATGAAAATGGTGGACAAGATTTTACTTTAACTTATCCAGCTGCTAGAAGTGTTATTAGAACCACTCAAGCTTATAAATTTGAAAAATGGCCAGAAGTAGGATTTGTAGAAGAATATTTAAGAGCCGCTACCCTAAGAGGCAAAACACCAAACCTAGGGCTCGATGAAGATAGTAATGAAGCTTCAGGTTATGGGCCTGTAACCGCAATAGGGTATGGTTTAGAACAAAATTTTTACAATAATATAGCACAAGCTCCATTTATGTACGAGATATATGATAGGTCTGTCATGAATTCATTCTTTAGCGGTGTTAATAGTAGACTTGCATCAGACGCTTCATTGTTAGTGATGAGAGCACTAGGAGGGTTGGAATCGGTCAATATATCTAACCTATCTAATACTAGTTACAGTTTACAAGAAAAATTAAAAAATCAAAACTTTGAATACCAAACATTTTTAGACTATCTAAAGGAAATATCGCCCCTAACAAATTGGCCTCTATTAGTAAGAAATAACTATAGCACACCTTATATTAGAGAAGAGATTTTAATAAATAATTTCAGTATAACGTCAATAGAGGATTTTAAAACGTATAGAAATAGGGTAAAAGAAGATGATTCTTTAACATTAATTAAGAAATATATATCTAAACCTAAAATTAGGAATGATAGACAAATATATGATACATATCCTTTTGTGTACCCTATAGACCCACAAGTAGCTGTAGGAGATTGGATAAAGAGTAATTTAGCTAATTGTAAAACACAATCAGACGGGATATCCCCAACATATCAACAATTCTATAATATAGATAAAAATATTGATATAGACCTAGAATTTAGTAAGTATGGTTTTTTTACTGATACACTATTAAAGATAGATGGCACAACAACAAAAAATTCTACATATTACACAGATAATTTCTTTAAAAATTGGACAAGTCTTATAAGTAGACGTAACAATTTAATAAGTCCAGGGTTATATGCTAATTGGCCAAAATATTATAAAGACACTGTTTGGGGTATGAATTCCGTAGGTGATACCACTAAAGGTAAAAACCAACTGAGGTTCTTAACTGAAGGGAAAATAACATATAAAATAGGTGCAGGNGACCCAGGAACTGATTCACCAGGGGAAGAGACAGAATTTTCTAGATTAGGTACACAGATAGCTTCTATGTTGAATACCCCTTATTTTACAAATGCTATAAAAGAAGGTACAATAAATGAAATTAATGATGCACCCTACGCATACAAAAATGCTGCGTTCTTATTTGTAAATTCACTACCGGTACCAACAACAAGAGAAAAATTATTAGAATCAATAGATAATGTTAATACGGTCGATGGTAGGAAAATTACTTATGGTGATTATGCCTTCGCTAATTTAAATCAACTAGCAGCTGTACATAGAATCCCATATGCNTGGATTTTAAAATATGGGGCATTATGGCATAGATATAAACAACACATAAACTACGGTACAGACCATTTAACTAGTGTATGGAAAGATTTTGACGCAGCAAAGTCTTTTAATCCTAATAGCCCAAATCCACAGTTATCATATCAATACACACTTAATTTAGGTACAGATGGAGTGCCTATACTGTTTAGTTCTGAAATACCTATAGGTGGTAATTTTGAAAAAATAGATTTAGGTTTTTATCCAGAAATAATAAACTTATCTAATTACTTCGTAACCGGGTCATTATTATTTAGTACAAACTATACCAGTCCAGAGATAGATTTCTATATTAATAATGAATTATTGAATGTTAAAAAGAGTAATGGGACAACCATACTAGCAAATCCAGGTTTTGATGTTAATAATCCACTTAGAAACATGAGTTGTTCATTTTGGTACAGTTACTATGATATGGAAAAAGATAGTCTGTATTCAGGATACTCATCATCATATCTACTATTCCCATCAACAGGAGGACTAAAATACGCTCAAACTAAAAATGAATTTTTTGATTCTGTTGGTACATTAAAAAAAGAAATATACGGCTCCAAATCTACACATAATGGGGCAACTAGATTCGCGTGGGGGCTATCACCTTACGGGTTCTTTGAACATAATAATATGAGTTTTCCACCACCAGACAGATATATTAAGAAAATAGATACTATGAGTAATTCACAAGATGATTTTGATATACTATTTTGTGATGGTGATAATGAATGTTATGATACCATAGAAGAGATATTTGACATATTTGATGATAATATTCTAGATAGTTTTGAAGAGTATTTTTTAAATTTTTCTTCATCTTCGAATAAATTTAATAATAATATGGCTGGACTTAATGCTGGTGACCCAAACAGTGGTACAACGATTACTACACCGTATGGTAACTTTGGGTCTGGAGATATAAGAAACTTCCAATCACTACTTAGAAGTTTTATGATATTAGAGAAAGATAGGGTAGGCACACCTAGTAACAATAATACAGACTTTGGTAAACAATTAGCTAATGCACAGACTAAGAAGTTACATGAGAAGTTAAAGTTGTTTCTAGAAATAAATGTCGCTATGAGACTATCAAACCCAAACCAACTTGATTTATTAAGTTTACGAACTTTTGTTGGTGAGACTAATTATTATGATTTTGGGACTTATCAATACGATTTACCACCCGATGTTACATTAGCGGTATCTGAGACTTCACATCCTTTAGAGTATAAAGCTTTAAGAACTAAATTAGGTTTCTTTAGTGATAATTTCTTAAAATATTCAGATACCGGTTCTTATGTTTTTGACTTCTTTAGGGTAATGGATGTAGAATTTTCCGTTCCTAATATAGAAAGATTATATACAATTATAAGACAGTACATAACTTACGTTGCTTTAAATGGCCCAATCACCCGAACAGCATTTATTGATTATTTAACTAATGGGTTAGATGAATTATATCAGGGGCAAATACAAATGTTAGAAGAAACTTTCTTAAAGATTAAAGAAGTTTTACCAGATGTACCAGAAGAAAGAGTAGGAGAGTTTCAAAGTATGTTAGAGAGTGACGAACAAAAATTAGAACTGTACCTACAATTCCAAACACTTAATAATAAATGGATTTCTGGTACAGATGTAGTCAATAAAACTATTTTTGAAGATTTTATGTTTTTAGATAGGGCAAATAGAGATATTGGGTCTACAGCTATAATGGATGTGTATGCATTAAAGAAATTTACAAATGTTGATAATGCGGGTGCTTCATTTTATAATTTATTAGGTTCTTTATTAGATAGTAATTATTTCTTATTCCTACCACTACCAACATATATTAATTTTTACGGGACCCAAACTGTAAATAATGAAGCAATTTCAAGATTTGGTAGTACCGAGGAAGCTGGTAGTTTATTTGGCACACATATGGAAGTTGACACAATTGATACAGGACCTAAGTTCATATGTATGTACGTGGGGGAAAGGTCACAACATCCAGACATGCAAACAGAACAATATAGATATAAGACTGATTCTTTCTTATTAGGTCGTACAGCGGACAATCCTTTATTTAATGTATGTGATAATCCAGGGAAATGTAATAAAGTAGTAGCTTTTGCAGTAGATTTTGGTTTGGAAAATCAAAATATGTTTAAAGGTATAAGTTTAGACCAGGCAGATTTCCAAAATACATCTGAAACTTTTTCACTCACCCAAGCAATCGCAGATTCTCAAAGTGGTAGAGATATAGCTACTCAAGGAACCAGTTTATTTAATGTATATAGAAGTAGGTCCTATACTTGTAAAGTAGAAGCAATGGGGAACGCTACCATACAACCAACAATGTATTTTATGTTAAGACACGTACCTATGTTTAATGGACCATACTTAATAACAAAAGTAACTCATAGTATTACTCCTAATGATATGAATACTAGTTTTGAAGGTGTAAGGTCACCATTTTATAAATTACCAGATATAGAGAATTTAGTAGCGAGAGTTAATAAGAGTTATTTAAATAGAATTAAGAAAAAGAAAGAAATAGAAAAGTCAAAAGGGGGATTCAACCCTGAAGGTACAAAATATACAGACCCGCCTGGATTTAGTAGCTCAAGTAAGCCAGGACCAAACGGTTCTATTAGAATGATAGTGGTCCATGTTACAGCGGGAGAAGATTATGGAGCAAATCCAGTAATAGAGATAAACAGACAACATATAAACAGAGGTTTCTCAGGGATAGGATACCATTACCTAATCTCAAGAGGTACTGGTGGAAGTCAACCAGATGGGGCTATCATGGCAGGAAGACCCGCAGGTAAGATAGGGGCACATACTACAGGTAAAAATAGTATAAGTTATGGAGTATCGATGGTAGCAAATTGTGCAAAATCTGGGACATATGATTCTACACCGACCAGTACAAATCCTTATGCTACAACAGCTCAAAAAGAGTCTTTGGTTAATTTATTAGTTTATCTTTTATTTAAATCTAGAATTTTCCTTGCTATGCATGGACAAAATCTACATCCTGGTGGGACCCACACAGGACAATTAAAAATATTTTTCCCGGATGACACAGAACAAGTTCATAAAGCTGCAGACACAAACCCAATACCAATAAGTTATCTCAAGAAAGTAATTTATGGTCATAATCAATTTGCTAGTAAAAGATGTCCGTGTTTTAAAGTACCTTCTGCTTTAGACGGTAATTTTGGTACTGAATTACAAAATAAAATTATGGAATATATGTCCGATGCTGTTATGTTTAGTCAGCAAGTGGGTGTCGAGCATGTAAAAATAGACGCAAAAGGTAATCCATTAGGAGGTGGTGGTACAGCTTTGGAAGCGGAGATATATTATGATTCCCACGGAACTACCTATTATCCATACATAGATGGATGGGAAGGAGGGCCTCATTCAGGTAGAAAACCGACCATATATAAGGATGGTGATTTTACATGGTCAAATAGAAGAGACATAACTTAACATTTGTTTAATAACTGTATATTTATAATAAAAAGTGATTATGTCAGAAAAATTAGAAAACACATTAGATAATTTTCTTGGTAAAGAAAAAGGAAAAATTAAAGAAACCAATCTAGGTAATGGATATACTGAAGTATGTGATTTAGAGACAGGTGAATGTCATACTATTAAAACTAAAGATGGTTTAGTAGAAAAGGTTAATAAAACAATGATAATAGAAGACGGTAGAACTCTTTTAAATGGCTAATATGGAAATAGATAAAATTTTAACAGAAGAACTTAAAAGACACGGTCAAATTAATTCGTATGTAACTAATATCCTTGAACAAGATGAAGGAGATGCACCTATAGAAGATATTGATATGGATATACCCGCTGAAGAAGGTGATATAGATATGGCAGCAGTAGAAGGTCCAGGAGCTGAAGGAGGCGAAGAAGGCGGTGGTGATTCAGAATTTGCAGATGTAGATGCAGAAACAGATGAGGAAACTCCCCCAGCTGAGGGTGAAGAAACGGATACTGATACAACTGAAGGAGGTACAGAAGAAATAGACGTTACTGATATTGTAGATACTGCACAGGAAGCCAGTGACAAAGCAGGTAAAGCTGTAGAAGGTATAGATTCACAAAATCAAAAAATAGATAGTTTAATCTCTAAGTTAGATAATCTAGAATCTAAATTAGGTGAAATGGACCAAGTAATGGCTAATATAGAAGCATTAGAAGGGAAGATTGAGTCACTAAGACCACCAACTCAAAAGGAAAGACTGGAAATGAGGTCATTAGATAGTGGACCATTCACTCAAACACCATCTGATTTTTTTGATGAAAAAAAGCCAGAAATGGAAAAATCAGGAAAAAATGAGTATGTTTTAACACAAGCAGATGTAGATAATTATAATGACGCTGAAATAGAAGCAAGTTTAGATGGACCAGACAAAGAAGAAACTAATGAAAATGAGGAGGTTTACGAAAGAAAGTTAAAAGTCTTTAGATAATATTCTCGATAAAAAAAAATAATTGAAATTAATTGGACGGGGACTTTACCTCGTCTTTTTTTTTATCTATATTTTAATAAAAATTCGAATTTTATATTAATTAATTAAAAAAAAAA